AACGAAATAAAATGACCATGGATATGATTTTCAAACAAATACGAGGAAAAATGTCGGGATATAGATCCCAAGATGTGGAGAAAACCTTATTGGATCCATCAGGATTAGTTACATTGGACGATATCTTGGAACTCTTCAAAACATCGGATATGTTATGTTTTTATTGCAAAGAGCCAGTCTTGGTCCTGTATGAATATGTGCGCGATCCAAAACAATGGACTCTAGATCGAATGGACAATAAAAAGGGTCATAATAAAGGTAATGTAGAGATTGCTTGTTTGCAGTGCAATTTGCGTCGTAGATGTATGCATCAAGATCGGTATATATCTACCAAAAAAATGGGAAATGTGGTCAAATTAGGATGAAGATTTTTCCGACGGGGGATTTATATCTAGACAGATACTATAGTATACTATTATGGAACCCGTTGATATAACAAAAGTGCCTCCACCTATTGCTGGCGGTCGAAAAAGTAGGCGCAGAAGAAAAAGTGGCAGATCTCGTAGAAAGAATAGAAAAACGCGTTCGTACCGTAAAGTAAAATGCACCATGGAACTCTATTGATCATGATTCATCGGCAAACAAATTATATTTATCCGAAAAGAAGATAAACATAATTCGGTATATAATATAAAGCCAATACACTAGACAATGTTTACTTCATCGAATGATACCATTACCGAGCCAGTGCCGGTACAAGTGCCCCCTTCCGTCCCTTCCGTCCCTTCCGTTCCTTCCGTTCCGACACAAGCAAACAGTTTTTATGCATCCAGTGGCGACGGAGTCTCTCAAGGCGATCTTGACAAACTCTTGGAAAAGGAGAAACAGCACAATAAAACCGAAACGTGGAACAAATTGGACAAAACAGTCAAATTGCAAAAGCTCCATGCATTTGCCGAAAAATATGGACGCGAACATTCCATGCCAGCAAAGGAAATCAAGAACCTAAAAGTCTTTTTCGTAGAGTGTTTAGAAAAAAACAAACTTCAAAAGACAAAAGACGTGGTTTATAATAAAGAATTGCGCGAGTTGACAAGTATTCCCGCGCTTCATTTCAATACCGTGTCCAATCATTATACACTGCGTATTGTCGACGCAAAACGAGTTTCGACACTAAAATCGCTTACACCAAAGCGTGCGATCCAAGAGAAGGACCAAGAGCCCGAAATGTAATAGGCAAAATAGATATATAGATAATATGGTTTATCTATATAGTAGAAAAATCAATACATCATTCATGTCGACCGAATCCACGCTACTATCGCAGGAGGATGAATGCGAGATCTTTTGTCGGATTGCAGAATGGATCGATGTGTATATAACAGAAAACGCACTGGTCATGTCAAACCCTCAGTTTCGTGAAACCATGACAGAAACCATGATATATGAATTGACACAAGAGTGGGATGATTGTATCGACCTGGATACAGAAGAGATGGAGGACTTTATGGACATGTGTATAGACGAGTATTTTGACATGCATGACTATTTGCCCGAGATTGTCCCGCCAACACGGTCGCGTAGGAGCGCCGCTATCATTCGCGATGACCCCGACCTCGTCCATATTGAAAAACAGATTGCGCATTTGCAGGCCATTGAACAACCCAAACAGCGGACCAAGGAATGGTATGAATTCCGCAATGAATTGCTGAGTGCGAGCAACGTATGGAAAGTGTTTAGCACCGATTCCCAAAGAAATAGTTTAATCTTTGAAAAATGCAAGCCAATGGAAACGGGGGATGCCAATGCAAATGGATATGTCAATATAAAGAGCCCGCTTCATTGGGGGCAAAAATATGAACCCGTCAGTATTATGATTTATGAAGCGCAATACAATACACGCGTCGCCGATTTTGGCTGCATTCGGCATCTCACATATCCCTTTATTGGTGCATCGCCCGATGGCATCAATGTCGATCCCGCATCGGACCGCTATGGCCGGATGATCGAGGTCAAAAACGTAGTGGCGCGTGAACTCAACGGAATACCACTGGAAGCCTACTGGATCCAAATGCAATTACAGATGGAAACGTGTGATTTGGACGAATGTGACTTTATCGAAACCCAGTTCAAAGAATACGAGGATGAAGACCAATTTTATGCAGACAAGATCTACGATGATAAAGGGGTCATCCTCTATTTTGTGAGCAAGGGTTCTAATCTAGGTCTCAATATGAATGCGCCCCATTATGAATATATGCCAATGTCGATTGCACTTACAAAAGAATCAGTGGACGAATGGATCGAAGATACGCGCAAAAGGTTGCGCAATGAGTATGCCCTATATACCACTATTTTTTGGTATTTGGAGGATTATTCATGTATTACAGTGCAGCGAAATCGTCAGTGGTTTGTAGCAGGTGTTGAACAAATTCGGGAAACGTGGAATACAATTTTGGCGGAACGCGTGTCGGGATATGAACATCGCGCTTCCAAAAAACGTACCCAGGTGGAGGTCATTTCTACGAATGTGGGAACGAGTCAATATATAAAAAATATGCCGGTCATAAAGATGGGATGCTTGATCAAGTTGGATCATGAGACGTCGATCGATGTGGATACAAGAGCACAGGAAACAAGTAATGTTTATGAAAACGTCATGATGGGACAAGATGAGGAACAGGAACAGGAACAAGAACAAGAAGATGAATCTATTACAGAAAACGACTTAAATGGTTTCTAATATATTATATCAACACACGAAGGATGTCCCGTTCATTTGACGATGAGAAAGAAATGTTTGTTACCAAGCGCGGCGGTCAGCGCGAAATCGTTTCGTTTGACAAAATTTTGCAGCGTATTAAACGTATTGGTCAAGAGGTCGACATCAAATTGAATTATACATCGCTCGCCATGAAGGTCATTGATCAATTGTATGACGGTATTTCGACAACCCAAATCGATGAATTGACATCGGAACAGTGTGCATCGCTCGCCAGTACGCATCCCGATTACAATACGCTGGCTGGGCGCATTGTCGTGTCAAATCATCAGAAAAACACATCATCGTCGTTTGTCGAAGTGATGACGCGTCTATATGAATACAAGGATAAACACGGCAAACAGTCACCACTCGTATCCGACGAATTGATCAACACGGTGAATGCCCACGGCGAATTCTTCGATGGAATGTGCGATTATTCGCGAGATTATCTGATCGATTATTTTGGTTTCAAGACCCTGGAACGAGCGTATTTGATGCAAATCGACCGCCAAATTGTGGAAAGGCCGCAACACATGTGGCTCCGCGTGGCGATTGGTATCCATGGTGCAAACTCGCTCGATCGTGTCAAAGAAACCTACGATTTGATTTCGCAAAAGTATTTTACCCATGCCACACCCACGCTCTTCAATGCGGGAACGCCCCATCCGCAATTGTCGAGTTGTTTTTTGTTGGCGATGGAGAGCGACAGCATCGAGGGCATTTATAATACGCTAAAGGATTGTGCGCTTATTTCCAAGTGGGCGGGCGGCATTGGGCTCCATATCCATAATATCAGGGCATCGGGTTCGCATATTAGGGGAACCAATGGTTCGAGCAATGGTCTCGTTCCCATGTTGCGCGTGTTTAATAATACGGCCAAATATGTAGATCAATGCGTGGTACCCGAGACCATTATTTATACGACAGATGGACCAAAACAAATCCAAGATTGTGTGAGCGGAGTGACGCAAGTTTTCAACAAGACGGGCGGAGTAGAAACGATTCAGCGCGTATTGGAGCATAGTCATGACGGAGAATTGATCGAAATATATAGCGGAAAGTTTCGCACCCCTTTACGTATTACCGGAGAGCATCCAGTCTTGCTATTGAAAAATGGCAGCACACCGACCACCACATATTACACCAACGCAGATTTGATACATTTTATAGGATTAGAAAATCCACCATTCGTATGGACCGACGCAAAAGACGTGCGCGAAGGAGATTGGATTGTGCATTCGATTCCCAAATATGAAAAGGACGATTCTTCGATTAGCGAAGAGACGGCGTACATGTATGGAGTGCTTATATCGTCGATTCAAGAGTATAATCCGCAGTTTTATACCTTCAAATTGTACGAAGACAAACGCGAGGCCGTAAAGAAATACCTTTCTGAAAACTGTTTAGAATATGAGCAAGAAGAGGATGGTGGTCACTTTATTCGCGTACAAAAATCGGTTCATTTTCCTTTTCAGCATTCCGATTTTTATGGAGAACAGAATAAGATTCGCATCCATCCGCGATGGCTATTCTTGTCTTTGAAAAAAACAACGGCTTTGCGAATCGGTTTGACAAATGTACTTCGCATGAATGAGACGCGAAATAGGTTTGAAGAAGAAATCCAATTTACACAAAAGCGTGTTTTGAATGGTTCCGTCGCCAATTACTTCTACATGGATGGAGTAGGATATATCTTTTGTAACAAAGATGTCATCTTGTATCCTGTTACGGAGATAAAAACGTGCCAGTATAGTGGTACTCTCTATGATTTGCAAATGGAGACGGAGCACAATTATACATTGGCCAATGGAGTCGTGCACAATGGCGGCGGAAAGCGCAATGGCAGTTTCGCCATTTATTTGGAGCCATGGCACGCCGATATAGAGGTCTTTTTGCAGATGCGAAAGAATCACGGCGAAGAAGAGTTGAAGGCGCGCGATTTGTTCTATGCCCTGTGGATTCCCGACCTCTTTATGGAGCGCGTCAAGTCCGATGGACAGTGGACCTTGATGTGTCCCGACGAGTGTCCCGGATTGGCCGATGTCTATGGCGATGCCTTTGTCCAGCTGTATGAGAGTTATGAGGCGGCGGGTCGAGGGCGTAAAACGGTCAAGGCACGCGAGCTATGGTTTCAGATGATGGATGCTCAAATGGAGACGGGAACGCCCTATTTGTTATACAAGGATGCGTGCAATAAAAAGTCGAATCAGAAGAATTTGGGCACTATCAAATCGTCGAATTTGTGCAGTGAAGTAGTGCAGTATTCCGATGCAGAAGAGACGGCGGTCTGCAATTTAGCGAGTATTGGATTGCCCACGTTTGTCAACCCAGCAAGCGGACAATTCGATTTTGAAAAACTCCACACCGTTGCCAGCGTCGTTACGTATAATTTGAACCGGGTGATTGACGTTAATTATTATCCAACAGAGAAAACGCGCAAGAGCAATGTGAGACATAGACCCATCGGAATTGGGATCCAGGGATTGGCCGATGTCTTTATGATGATGAACATGCCCTTTGCCTCATCCGATGCCAAACAGATGAATCGCGATATTTTCGAGACGATTTATCATGCAGCCGTTTCCGAATCATGTAGACTCGCCGAGGAAGAGGGTCCATATGAGACGTTTCAGGGATCACCCGCGAGCAAGGGCGAACTCCAGTTTGACTTATGGTCCGTCGACCCGACCCAGGTGCGATATGACTGGCTAAGTCTCAAGGAGCGCGTCAAACTCCATGGTTTGCGAAACTCGCTACTCTTGGCACCGATGCCCACTGCATCGACATCACAAATTTTGGGATTCAATGAGTGTATTGAACCGATAACGAGCAATATTTATAGCCGCCGAACGCTCGCAGGAGAGTTTGTTTTAGCCAATAAATACTTGATGCGCGATTTGATACGCCTGGATTTGTGGAATGACAAGATCAAAAACAACATTATTGCGAATCATGGTTCGATTCAGCAGATTAAGGATATTCCGGACGACATCAAGGAGATTTACAAAACGGTATGGGAGATACCGATGCGCGATTTGATTGACATGGCGGCGGATCGCGGAGCGTTTATTTGTCAGAGTCAGAGTTTGAATCTATGGTTGGAGGATCCGATTTATAGTTCGCTGACATCGATGCACTTTTATTCGTGGTCCAAAGGATTGAAGACGGGCATCTATTATTTGCGCCGAAGGGGGAAACACCGTGCCCAACAATTTACGATTGAGCCGGAACGGGGTGGCGCATGGGGGAAAGAGATGGTAGAGGAAGAACACGAGATTTGCGACATGTGTTCTGCTTAGTATCAGCAATGCTATGAAAAATAAATATGTATATTATATTAGAGTAGGTTTAATATAATGTCACGACGCAAAGCTCGTGATGATGAAGACGAAGATGAATATGGTGATGATGATGTAGAACTCGATCCTGTAAATAATAGTGATACATTTAGACAACTTATTGTTTTAGGAACTGAAAACGTAAGACGTACCGGATTCCGCGCAGACGCGGGACGTCCATTTATACACAGTGGAGAGACAAAACCTAAATTGGGAGAATATGCAACTATTTCAGATGGAACACCGCATGGTGCAGTTCATTCAATGGCTAAAATGTGTAAACAAATTTTAATTGATAATAGAGAAACAAAAATTGATTATGACTCATTAATAGGATCTTTGAGCAGATTAACCCGTAAAGAGATGGATACAAATAAAAGAATCATTGTTGATTTCTGTAGTTTAGTAAATAGAACACTTCAAAGTTTAAACACCACTTATTTAAAAAAAAAAGGAGGTGATAAACTTAGATATGAAGAAGAGATTATTAAATTGTGGTCATGTATTTTATGCAAAGGATTATCAGACATTAGTCAATATGGAGCAGCTTTGAGAATGTTACCATTTAATGATACATACAATGAAAAACTTCCATCCAGTCAATTAAAAGAGTTGACATATGGAACGTTTATCTCTAAAAATAAAATGGAATTCATCAAACGAGTTTGTAGATTCTTAGAAATCGGTACGATTGTTGGAGTTAGTTCGGATAAAATAGCAGCATCCCTCATGACAAACATTTCGAGTTTATATGGAGACACATCACTATCAGTACTTTGTACGAGAAAAAGAGAGTCAGCATCGGCATATATTATTTTGCAGAATTACAAAGTGGCTCTCCTTGCCCAATTAATTAGCGATTGTCAACCACAAACCGCAGGATCGAAAAAATGTTTATTCGAAGGAATGGATACAGTAAAGGCAAATTTTTGCGAGTATACAGATAGGTCATCTGTATTTGCAGCAAGACAAGTTCCTTTTACAGAAGATAGAATTCAAGAATTATTTGATAATTTTTTCAAATGTAAAGAAAAGATGGCATTTTTTTCAGAAGGTAGATCATTTTTTGATACATTTGAAGATATGATAAAAATAGAAAAAAAAGATTATACACGTCATACACATTCAGATAGACTACATGAATTATTAGAAATTGATCGTTTTTCCCATAATACAATAAAGATGATAGACTTTATTGGTAATATTTATTTCATGGTTCAACGTAATTTCGAAGCATTTAATGAATATGCTGAGAGCATATGGCTGTGTGAACAAAGGCCATGTCCCGGTTATCGTAAAGGAAATCATACAAGTTATAGATATGCATATACTGTTGCCAATATTGTATATAAATTGCTTTTTCCGTTTGATCCACGTATAGATAAAACCTCAGAAATAGCTGAACAGGAATTGTTATCGGCAACAACAGATGCAATAAATGGTCATGATTTTAAAAAGGTGGAATGTGTAAAAACATTGGGTGGTTTATTTTTAGGTATTATTCAAGGCGATAAAGCAGGTATAGATGATAATGAAGATGAATCGATTGTACGCACATTGCGAAAAAATAAAATGGCTAGTATTTGTCAAAATGGTGAAAATAAATTTGAATATTCGTTTGATTGTAATAATAATTTTCTTATCTCTAAAAAATTCAAATTTCCAAAACCAAACATGGATTGGTATTTATTTGAATGTCCGTTCTCATTTGCACCTATATTTGCTGTAATCGATTTTACTGTGGGTCAACAACCCTTTTCATCGTATAAAGTTGAACTTCTTAACTTATTGTTGGATGAAACCTATGACGTAAGCGATATAAAAGAACACGAGTTATTCCGCGTTACGTACCCCAGTAAGATCATTGAATATATTTCGTCACTCATTGAGCGAAAGTTAAATACATATTTTGAAGTATTTTCTCCGCCATCTTATTATGATGGCGCAGCTCCTTACAAAATTAGACCCTTGTCTCTAGGCAATGAATATACATCTATGGTTACATTGACAACTAGTCATACATTAGTCATGCGAACAGTACATACAAAATCAGAAGGTCCATTATTACAAAATTATGTTGAACGAAATGTAGATAGGGGTAAATTCGCCATAATGACACCTTTAACCAAGGTAATTAGTGAACTATCAAGTAATCAAAAAGAAATATTAAAAACCAGCAATCCATCAATTGATAGATTTGATCGGATTTGGAAACATCCTAACATGGTTGTTGATGAATTTAAAGGAGACATGTTTAAAACATTATTATACGGACTGAACCGAAGAAAAAATGTGCTTATGAAAAATTTTTGTGAAAAATATACTGATTTCGATAGTGATAATTTATTATCGTTTAATAGTATTACCTCACTTGAGGAGTTAAAAGATAAATTCAAAAAAATTATGAGAAAATTTTTAAATGTAATTATATCACCAAGTGAGGATGAAGTAAAAAAAGATGAATTATTGGATATATTTGAAAAAATTGTAATGTATGCAGAAACAAGTGACGAAACATACTTAGGTAAAGTACAGTATGCTAAAAAGCATTATCTCGTTACTGATACAAATACGGTTAAACAGCAAAAAATGAAAGAAATGTTGATAGAAGCATCAAAACATATACAAAATGCTTCTTTTAATAATAGACTTCCAATGGCAGCTGATATAGTAAGAAGAAATCCTCTTTTAAATCCAGGAAAGAAAGGTGATACTGCTAAAAAAAGGAGTGATGTGAAATATGGTAGCGATTATGATGCAAGTGCAAGCGATAGCGATTCTTCAAACAGTAATCCGCATAAAAAAGGTAAAAGAGTGACAGCAAGAAAAAAAAGTGGCGTCAAAAAACTCACGTTTGAAGAAAAAATACAAGCGATTCATAGCGAATTAATTAGAAGATATGGCGAGGAAGAGGGAGCAATTTTAACTGACAATTTTATTCAATGGAATAATGAAGAAGCTAGTACTCCTCAAGGATTTAGTGACGTGTTTCACGAACTCCAAATGAAATTTTTTCCTAATTCACCTGCAAATAAACAAAGTGGAAAAACTAAAAAACGAGGCCGGAATTCGTCGGAATCGTCGCCATCTGCTGCTAAAAAAAAGGGAAAGGTTGAAATTCTTCCTTCTTCTCCTTCTGATATAATGGAAGAATAAACAAAATACGCGCATAGTATAAAGCATGTATTTTGTTGTGGAAGCCCTTTTCGTCGGTCTCTACACCGTCATTTTATACCTCGCTCTAAAACAAGTGGCCCCCATCCGATCCGCGTTTCTCTTTCTCTTTCTCGTCGGATTCTCGAAACATCTCTTGGGAAATGTCCTACAAATCCATCAATATTATTGCAAACACGGCGAAGCATGTGCAAAAATCAAACCATCATCAAAATCCAGTGGTCCATTTGAACCGACGACCCAATTGATCGCCGAGTCGTTGGTCGAAGGCGCACTATTTGGCAGTTTTAGCTATACGGGTCTATTAGACGGTCCTATCCGGATGTTTGAAGTTGGCTTCTTGTTGCACATCTTGGCGGAATGGATTGGATACCACAATTATTTCTGTACACACCGATGTTCAGAGAAATAGTTTGTCTTTGCATTCTTTGTCCATTCTTTATCCATTCTTTGTCCATTCTACATATATTATTTGTTATCGCGAATAATTTGTCGTATGATAGGCGATGTATACTTTATTTCATCTGCATCTCGTAATAATTGTTGTATTTTAATAAATACTCTCGATTTGTTTTTTTTCGACATTGTGTTATCTAGATATTTGGGATAGAGTTCAATCAAGGCAATATCGATTTCACTTTGTTTTTTTATGGTTTCTAAAATATTAGTTGTTTCAGATTGATAATCTAACAATTCTGCTTCAGATAATAATTCAGAAATATACGCATTTTTTTCTCGAATGTATTGTTTGGTTTCTTCAGATCCAGTTTTCAAAAATTTTGTTATAAGATTCTTTATTTTTTTATAAGTAACTCTTGCATTTTTTTCAAGTTCATTCTTTTTCATATTATCCCATTGTTCTTCAGTAAACAATGCATCTAAATTACCAAGATCAATAGTTGTCGCCGGACTATATTGATCGGGACTTGTCTTGGGAGACCATGATCGATGATCGTCTATATGAACTACATATTCCGATTTTTTGGGTCTACGAAAGATATCCGATGTTCGTTTTGTAATATTATGTACATATGGACCTTTTTGATGCGACAATGGCGACCTCGATCCACCGTATTTTCTCTTTTTTGTATGCATTTTGTATAGATATACTATAATAGTATAGTATATTTATATAATGAAATATCTAGTATATACGTCTCTATTTTTTATCATAGCTATTATACTATCGACCTTGTTACTGTTATTATTTACAAGAGTCAATGAATCTTATTCAAATTATGGATCAGTTGCGAACGATGATAGACCAACGCAATCGAATTCAACGATTAACAATCCATCCCCTGACCAGGTACCTACGTCAAACTGTATTGGTCAATATTGTTGGAAAACAACGGCATCTGCCTATAACCAAACAGCGACCATCCCGGAAAGTATAGGGAAATATGGATATATTCACAATTACGATGTTTTGCCGGACGGCAAGGCAACCGGAAAGAAACACGATGCCAGCCATAATTCACTATTGGATTTACCGGGTCCCTTTTCGGGACACTTTTTATTGGGGTCAGAAGCTAAACCATATTAGCCATATCAACCATGTTTCTTTCTCTCTGTAATACAAACCATGGCCGATTTTTGGCGCGTTACGTGGATTTACTGTATTTTCATTGTCTTCTTTGTAATTTTCATTATTATACAATACAAAGATCCACTCGATCATTGGTTACAAAGAATGGGGCGTCGCATGGAATCCTTTGAAGATGGAACAGTCACAAAAGAATCCGACTTTGGTCAAGGAACGAGCAAAGGAACGACTAAAGGTATATCTAAAGATATAGACCAAG